GGACAGCCTGCCGATGCTCCTTGACGCAGCCTTACAGCTTATCACAGGACTGGCGCAAGGACTTCTCGACGCACTGCCCGTGCTGATTGCCGCTCTGCCGGAGATCATCAACGGCATCATTACCTTTTTACTGGACTCCATCCCGCAGATCATTGAAACGGGCATCCAGCTTCTGACTTCGCTGGTGACTGCCTTGCCGGATATCATTATGGCAATCGTGGAAGCCATTCCGAAAATCATTGACGGCATTATTACCGCCGTGCTTAACGCCATACCTCAAATCATCCAAGCGGGCATCGACCTGCTGATTTCTCTCATTCAAGCCCTGCCACAGATCATCACGACTATCGTGCAGGCGATTCCGCAAATCATCTCCGGTATTGTCAACGCTCTGGTCGGAAACATCGACAAGATCATCATGGCAGGTGTGCAGTTGTTCGTTGCGCTGATTGAAAACCTTCCCACCATCATCGTGGAAATCGTCAAGGCCGTGCCGCAGATCATTGCGGGTATCGTGAAAGCCTTCGGCTCTCTGATGTATAAGATCGTAGAAATCGGCGGCAACATCGTCAAGGGACTGTGGAGCGGCATTCAGCAGCTGGCATCGTGGCTTTGGAACAAAGTATCCGGGTGGATTTCCTCCATCTGGGACGGCATCTGCGACTTCTTCGGTATCCATTCGCCTTCGAAGGAGATGGCGTGGGTCGGTGAAATGCTGGTCAAGGGCTTGTCCGGCTCCATTGAGGATAACGGTGATGAAGCGGTCAAGGCAGCAGAAGGCATGGCCGAGGACATTAACGGAGTCATGGGCGATCTCGCCCACGATATGCAGACGGCTCTGCCCACGGACTTCGATCTGAGCGGATCTGTCCGTACAGCGGTGGACGGTGCGGTCGGCAAGGCGGCATCCGCTTTCACCATTGCGCTGAACATTGCCACCTTTAACAATTACAGCAGCGAGGATATCCGTCAGCTTACCAACGAAGTCATGGAAACGGCGAATCAGTTCGCCCAGCGGAAAGGAGTAGTATTCGCATGACCTATTTTACCTACAACGGCCGCAGTTCCTCTGATTTCGGCCTGCATATCGAGAAGAAAAATGTGTTCTCCGCACCGGAGTACGATGTGGAGTTCATCTCCATTCCCGGCCGGAGCGGTGACATCATCAACCCCAACCGCCGCTTCTCCAACATCAAGGTCACCTATACCGTGTTCCTTGCCCGAAAAAATACAGCCGCCCTTGCGTCTGTCCTGCGGGACATCAAGGGCTGGCTTTATTCCGAGCCGGACAGATACCACGAAATCACCGACTCCTACGATGCGGAGTATTTCCGCTACGGCGTCATCTCCGGCAATCTGGACATTGAGGAGCAGCTGAACAAGGTCGGCAGTTTCACCGTGACCTTCAACTGCAAGCCGTTCAAATACAGCTATGAAGGGCAGCAAACCATTGCGGAGGGCAATCCGAGACTGACTGTCACGAATCCCACCGCCTTTGACAGCAAGCCCTACATTAAAATCTACGGCAGCGGCACGGTGCGGCTCATGATTACGCCCAGTGGTCAAGGTACAACTACCTGGGTGCTTTCCGGTGTGGACGAGTATGTTGAAATCGACAGTGAACTCATGAACTGCTATAAGGACACCGTCCTTAAAAATGATACCGTCACCGGCGAGGGCTTTCCGGTGCTGAAGCCCGGAGAAAACTCCATCGCCTGCGCCGGAAATGTGCGGCGGGTCGAGGTCGTTCCAAGGTGGCGGTGCTTGTAAATATGGGCGGTAGAAAAGTTCACAAAAGTATGGTATAATTTCTTAAAGTCAGAAAGACAAATCGGAATTTGACAGAGGAGTGTGATTGTATGAAAAAGTTGATAGCATTGATTTTAGCATTGGTTTGCGTTCTCTCTTTGGTTGGTTGCAACAACAGAAGCATGAATTACATCATTAGCAACGAGCCAAGCATTACAGGTATTGTCAAAGAAACGAATGAAAATGCCACTCTGATTGAAAATGATGATGGTGAATATTGGGTATCTCTGAATGTGGAGAACAAGGATAGTGTGACCAAGTTCAATGTCGGTGACGAAGTTGTGGTCTATTACGATGGCAATGTTGCAGAAAGTTATCCGATGCAGATAAACACGGTCTACGCTATCACATTGAAAACTCCTGCTGACAGAACGGAGAACGCCAAATCTTGAATATAGCAAAGGAATGTGATTGTATGAAAAAAGCTACATACATAATCGGAAGTATTGAAATAATCGTTGGTATTATTTTGTTATCCGTTGTATCGATCATTAAAGGATCATATAATTAAGCCAATTCTAGTTTGCCGAACTAAAACTGAATCCATAACAAACCACCGTGGAGAAATCCCCGGTGGTATTTTTATGCCCGGAAGGAGGTGGCTTTCATGATTCCAGTCCTATACCCACCCAACGCCACGGATTTTTCTACATTCGGACTTGGTGTGTTGACGGACACTATTTCCTGCGAGGTCACCGAGGAGCGAAACGGTGTGTTCGAGTGTCTGCTGAAATACCCGGTCAGTGGTCAGCACTATGGGCTAATCACCAAGGAATGCATCGTCAAGGCAAAGCCCAACGATACCGCCGCCGACCAGGCATTCCGCATTTACCGCATCACGAAACCCTTAAACGGCATCGTCACGATCTACGGTCAGCACATTTCTTATGACCTTGCCAATGTGCCGGTGCTGCCGTTCAGTACCGATAGCCGCTCCCCACAGCTCATTCTCTCGCAGCTTTTGTCGGGAGATACACGCTTCACGGGCTGGACGGACTACTCGGATGCAAAGGCATTTTCCGTCACCCAGCCGAAAAGCGTCCGAGCCTGCCTTGGCGGCACGGAAGGCTCCATGCTCTCCAAATGGTACGGCGAGTTTGAATGGGACAACTTCACGGTAAAGTTCCATTCGCACCGCGGGCAAAAGACCGGCGTGGTCATTGAATACGGCAAGAACCTCACCGCATTGGAGCAGGATGAGGACAACAGCGGCGTGTACACGGCTTTGCTTCCGTATGCGGTGTACACCCCAAAGGGCGCGGATACCGAAACCGTGGTCACGCTGTCGGAGGTCACGCTTCCTATTGTGACCTCGGAGATCGTCCGGGCGAAAACGCTCATCATGGATTTCTCCGACCAATTTGACGGAGTTGTAACCGAGGATGCCCTCCGAGCGAAAGCCAACAGCTACATCAAAGCCAATCCGCTGGGAGCGACCATCCCCACGGTGAAGGTGTCCTTTGAACCGCTCTGGAAACAGCCGGAGTATTCGGCGCTCCTGGAGCGGGTCAACCTCTGTGATACCGTCACCATCCGGCACTCGCTTCTGGGTGTCAGCGTGTCGGCTATGGTCATCGAAACCGTATACGACACCCTTGCCGAGCGGTACAAGAGTATTTCCCTCGGTCAGAGCAAGTCCAGTATGATCACCACCATTTCCGAGGTGCAGTCCACGGTCGACAAGGTGGAGTCCACGGTGGGACGCTTTCCAAAGCTGCTTCAAACCGCCATCGGTAAAGCCACCGGGCTTATCACCGGCCAGAGCGGCGGCTATGTGGTCATCCATACCACCGAGGAAAACGGACAGCCCTATGAGCTGCTCATTCTGGATGCTCCCTCCATTGACGAAGCCGTGAATGTCTGGCGGTGGAATGTGGGCGGCTTGGGATTTTCTCGTAACGGCTACAACGGCCCCTACGAAACCGCCATCACAGCAGACGGTCAGATCGTCGCAGACTTCATCACCTCCGGTTCTCTGGTGGCGAACATCATCAAGGCCGGTGTCATCCAGTCGCAGGACGGCTCGTCATGGTGGGATTTGGAGAGCGGCGAAGTCGTGCTTCGAGCCTACGCAACCAGCAAGGAGGTCACCGAGGTCAGCGACCGCATCACCACCATTGAGGAGCAGAAAATGCTCCGGCTGGTCATTATCTCGTCCAACGGGAACATCTTCAAAAACGGCAATGTGAAAACGCTGCTTTCCGCCAAGGTGTACTCTTGGGACGAGGACATCACCGACACACTGGATGCCAACCAGTTTGTCTGGACAAGGGTGTCGGAGGATACGGAAGCGGACAAGGTCTGGAACGAGCAGCATTTCGGCGGCGCAAAGTCCGTGGTCATCACCGGTGCGGATGTCAAAGTCCGCGCCACTTTTTATTGTGACCTCATCGACACCACGACCAGGCAAAGCCTGTTATAACGGAGGAATTTACTATGGCAACCGCAGAACCCACAACAGAAGCCGGCACAGTGTCCGGTTCAGATACAACAACTTCAAAGGAGGCTTCTCACATGAGCAAAGCACAAGGCCAGTTTACCATCATCGACTACAATGACGCACTGACGCTGACGGGGTACATCGGCTCAAATCTCGCCAAGACTCAGATGTATAACCCCGACAACGGCAGTTATACCCCGGACTGGAAAACGAAGAACCTCGTTCTGACGCCCAGCCTGTATGTCATCGGCACCACCGCCGACCAGATCGCCACCGCCAATGTCACCTCGGTCAAGTGGTATGTGGGCGACAGCAACACCGCCATTACCGCAGGTACGAACTACGGACTGAGTGGTGCCAAGAGCCACATCCTCACGGTCAAGGCCAATGTCATGGCGGAGCTGCCCGGCATCGACTACCGCTGTGTCATCACCTACAAGGACGAAAGCACCGGCCTGTCGCTGACCCATCCGCTGACCATTTCCTTCTCCCGTGTGGTCAACGGCTCCGGCATCGTTGACCTGCTGGTCACCACGCCCAACGGAAATGTGTTCAAGAACGAGGAGGTCGCCAGTCTGACCGCCAAGGCCGAGCTGTGGCGCGGCTCTACGGTGGACACCACCAAGGTCAGCTACAAGTGGGCGGTCATGGACGCTTCCGTCACCGCTACTTCTTCCACCGGCTATGATGCAGACTTCGGTATCGGCTGGCGCAAGCTCTCGGATACCGCCGACAAATACACCGGCACGGCCACCAATACCCTCACGGTCTACGCCGCAGCGGTGGACAGCTACGCCGTGTTCAAGTGCTGTGCCCAGGACACGGATTCCGCATCGGCTTCTTATAACACGAAGTTTTTCGATGTGGCGACCTTCATCGACAACTCCGACCCGTTGCAGATCATCGTCACCTCCACGGGCGGCGATGTGTTCAAGAACGGCCAGGGCACGACTGTGCTGACCGCCGTCTGCTATCAGGCAGGCTCCGAGGTGGACGCAGCCGGAAACGGCAGTTACACCTGGACGAAGTACAACAAAGACGGTGTTGTCGATACCTCTTGGGGTACCAACGGCAGCAAGACCGGTAAGACCCTGTCGGTGTCCAGCGCCGATGTGGATACCAAGGCAACCTTTATGGTCGTTGTGGCGCTTTGAGGAGGTGGTGAGATGATCGCATCGGCACAGTTCACGATTATCAGTCTCTGCGATGTGGTCACCTCGGACACGCCTCCGGAGAACCCCTATGAGGGGCAGCTCTGGGTGGACACCTCTGTGACCCCGCCGGAGACGAAGATATGGGACGGAAACGAATGGGTGGTGCAGAACGACATTGAAACGATCCGCACCACCATTTCCATTCTGACCGAGAAGGACGCACAGTTCCAGCAGACCATCGACGGGCTGAACAGCTATGTGGCGACCCTTACCGAAACGGTGGAAACAGTGTCCAACGACCAGGGCGTCCTGGAGGAACGGGTACTGAACTCCGAAAGCCGTGTTTCGGAGCTGGAACACACGGTGGATGGACTATCCGTCACCATGCAGGAGCAGTACATCGGCGGCATCAACTATGTGCAGAATTCTTCCGGGCTGAACGGCATCACGGATGATTGGAGCTACTCCGGTACGGTAAAAACAGATGTCTCCACCGATACCCAGAACAACACCATTTCCGACTCCTGCTTTGTGCTGGGGGCCTACTCCTCACTGTCGCAGTACATCCGAGGGGTGGTTCCCGGCACTTATACGATCTCGGTTCGGGCAAAGAAAACCTCGACCATGTCCGGGTATTTCTATGTGACCTACAACGGAAACAAAACTGCGTATCTCTTCAATAAGAGCACCGCTTTTGACTGGACGGACTATTCCGTGACACTCACGGATGTGACCGACCCCACACTGCGCGTCTACTGTTACTGCCGGGACGCATCCATTTATCTGGCGGACATCATGATCACCGAAGGTGCGATTCCCCGAAAGTGGACGCCTGCACCTAACGAGATCTACACGCAGGAGGTCAAGATCGATAAGCGTGGCATTGAGGTATCCAACAGCGCATCGTCCCAGCGGACGGTCATCACGAACACGGAGTTCGCCGGTTACTACAATGATGAGGTGATTTTCACCCTGAACAAAGATGAAACACAAACCAAGAAAACCACGGTGGACGGCGATTTGACCGTGGGCAAGACGAAGTTCGTTCCCATGCCGACAGCGTCCGATGGGCTGAATATCGTCATTCTGGACTAAAGGAGGTAAGGCTATGGCAATGACAGGCGGCACTGCCTATTTGGTGAAATCCGAAAGAACGAATTACGGCTCCAACAGCTGGACGACTGATCTGTACATTTATGTGAAGGTCATCTCCCAGAATGTGATCGCAAACACATCCACCATCGTTCTGGGTATGTATGTCTATTCGAAATACTCCATCGCATGGTCGGACTTCGGCACCAACGGCACTTCCTATATCGGCACGGCCACCTCCGGCTCAAACTGCTTCACCTTTACAAACGGCCAGAGCGGTAGCGGCACGAAGTGGCTGATTGAGGACAAGCAGGTCACCGTGTACCACAACAGCAACGGTACGCTGACCCTCCCGATCTACTGGCACTGGGGCGTCAACAGCCCGTGGGGTCAGTACACCGGTCCTTCCGGCAGCTACAATGTGACGCTGAGCACCATTGACCGAGCTGCCCCTGCCGTTACCTTTTCTGTTTCGGCTATTACCGCAAATGGCTTCAAAATCTCTGCAAACTCCACCTCAACAGCGGATATCTGGCAGTACAGCACAAACGGCGGCTCCACATGGACGACCTTTTTTACGACCGCATCCACCAGTGCCAGCGTAACACTGTCCTCGCTCTCACCGAACACCAGCTATACGGTGAAAGTCAGAGCAAGGCGGCAATACAACCACGTCTACGGCACTTCCGGCAGTTCCACGGTCAAGACGCTGGGCGGTGCTGTGGTGAATAGTGTCAACACGGTGACGGCGGACAATGCCACGGTTTCCATTACCATCAATGTGACCGTGTACGAAGCCTCCTACACCAATACGCTGGTGCTCAAAAACGGCAGCACGACCATCCTGACTATTTCCGGGCTTTCCTGGTCGAAGGGCACGGCGAACCGCACGGTCACGCTGACATCGGCGCAGAGAACAACGCTGTTGAACGCTATGGCATCCATCAAGTCGTTCACAGGTACCTTTGCGGTTTCGTCTTACAGCGGGTCTACGCAGATCGGCAGCACCTCAAGCAAGACCGCCACTATACTGACCACGGCGACCAATTCTGCTCCGACCATAAGCGGATTCACTTACGCCGACAGCTACACGACTACAAAGAACCTCACGAGCAACGATCAGCTGTTCGTACAGGACTACTCAACCCTCAAGGTCACCCCCGGAACGGCGACTGCGAAGAACGGAGCGTCCATTTCCAACTATACCGCTTCCTGCAACGGTTTATCCGCATCCAATTCGACCGGCGCTGCAATTACGGTCGGAAAGATCGCCAAGTCCGGCGGTGTGACGGTCACGCTCTCGGTCACGGACTCCCGCGGCTACACCGCCGAAACTTCACAGACGGTGACGGTCATTCCGTACACCAAGCCGAAAATATCCTCGATAACGCTCCGGCGAACCAACGATATCGAAGCGGAAATGCAGCTCAAATTCAGTGGCTCTATTTCTGCTGTGACCGTAGACGGGACGCAGAAAAACAGCGTGGTTTATGTGCGGTATCGGTACAAGAAAACCAGTGAGAGCAGCTACGGCAGCTACACCAGCATCTATTCCGGCACGACAAAAAGCGGAACCTCTTTCAGCTACTCCAATTTGGAACTATGCAGTCTGGATGCAAACAGCTCCTACGACTTTCATCTACAGATCCAAGACAAGCTCTATTCCTTGAGCAGTCTGGATCTGTATTTTACTGTTCCGCAGGGTACGCCCCTCATTGCGCTTCGGAAAAAGAAGGTCGGCATCAACACGCCGGAGCCACAAGCCATGCTGGATGTTGCCGGGGATATGCGGGTAGATGGCTCACCCCTTGCGGATTTTGTCATTCAGCAAGGGACAAGCGGCATCTGGACTTACCGTAAATGGAAAAGCGGTACAGCGGAATGTTGGGGTCAGTATTCCTTTACAACCGCCATTTCGACGGCATGGGGCGTGCTCTATGAGAGCGGCGCAATTGCGCTCCCTAATTTTCCGTTTACCTTCGCGGAAATTCCTCATGTCCATATCTCCACGGAGAACAGCAATTACGCCATGTTTGTGGAGCGAGGCAGTTCGAGTAGCTGGTCTACAACGACCAACCCCGGAAAGATATTTGCCGTAAGACCAAATACGGTACCATCGGCAACCTACAAAGTATCAATCTATGCTATCGGAAAAGCGTGACGCTCCGGCGTCACTTTTTTCATACCCATTTTTAATTTCAAAGGAGGACAAACAACATGAAAGAATTCTGGACGACCATTCAGGTGGTGTTCGCCGGTATCGGCGGCTGGCTGGGCTGGTTCCTGGGAGGATGTGACGGCTTGCTTTATGCGCTTCTGGCTTTCGTAGTCATCGACTATATCACCGGCATCATGTGCGCCGTGGTGGATAAGAAGCTGTCCAGCGAAGTCGGATTCAAGGGCATTTTCAAAAAGGTGCTCATCTTCGCCCTGGTCGGCATCGGGCATATTCTCGACACCCGCGTCATCGGCAGCGGCTCGGTGATGCGTACTGCCGTCATTTTCTTCTACCTATCGAACGAGGGCGTGTCCCTGTTGGAGAACGCCGCATACCTGGGACTGCCCATCCCGCAGAAGCTGAAATCCGTGCTGGAGCAGCTTCATGACCGCAGTGAAAAGGAGAATGAATAATATGGCTTACACGAACAGCCCCCTGGTGTCCTACACCAAACTCAGCCCGAACCACTCCGGGCAGCGTACCCACAGCATTGACCGCATCACGCCTCACTGCGTGGTGGGTCAGTGCAGTGTGGAAACGCTCGGCAACATCTTCTTGCCGACCACACGGCAGGCAAGCAGCAACTACGGCATCGGCGTGGACGGTCGGGTCGGGATGTATGTGGAAGAGAAAAACCGCTCCTGGTGTTCCTCTTCCGCAGCCAACGACCAGAGAGCTATCACCATCGAGTGTGCCAGCGACAACACCGAGCCTTACGCTTTCAAGGATGTGGTGTACAAGAGACTCATCGAGCTTTGCGCCGACATCTGCAAGCGCAACGGCAAGACAAAGCTGCTCTGGCTCGGCGATAAGGCCAAGACGCTGAATTACACTCCGAAGTCTGACGAGATGGTGCTGACCGTCCACAGATGGTTTGCGAACAAAAGCTGCCCCGGCAACTGGATGTATGCCCGTATGGGAGATCTGGCATCCAAGGTCACGGCACAGCTGGGCGGCGACGTAAAACCCGCACAGCCCACGCCGCCGACCGCCGGGTCTGTAAAAATGGGTGATCTTGTGACCATCACGGGCAGCACATACTATAACGGCAAAGCCATTCCCGGCTGGGTGAAGAAGCTCCGCTGGTATGTGGTAGAGGTCAGCGGCGACCGCACAGTCATCAACAAGGACGAGTCCGGCAGGTACGCCATCATGTCGCCAGTCAAAACCTCTGCGCTTGCCGTGGCAGGCACGAAACCCTCCGAGGATTACCGCATCCACACCGTGGTGCATGGTGACACCCTCTGGGCAATCGCCAAGAAGTATCTCGGCAACGGC